TTCGTCTAAGATGTACTTGTTAAAATTCTTTTTGTATTTACTTGCTTCTGCTTTTACTGCAGATCTATACCAAGTTAGAGATTTCTTTTCTCCTCCTGTAGCAGCACTTACTCTTTCAAATAATGTCTTATATCCTGGGTTCTTGTTTGTAGTATTACGTTGGATTGAGGCAAATCCTTGTGCCATTTTAGACTCCTAAGTGATCTTCGGTTAGTATTAAGAAGTTCATCTGCCTGTCTTCACAATACTCTCTCGCAGCGGACCATTTAGTTTGGTTCTTTACGTAAGTCAGTGCGGCATTACGATAGGCAGCAGTTTTTTTATTTTTCTCATTCGGTGGTTGAGTTTGCTTTTTGGGTTTGATCTCAATAATATACTTGGTAAGTTTGCCACTCTTTTCTTTTACTTTAATGTAAAAGTCTGGAAAATATCGTCTTACTTTACCATCAGGTGCGCGATAGGGAATAATTATCTCTTCGCTACCCCATTCAATTATTGAGGAATTACTATCACAGAACACCATGAACTTTCGTTCCCATAGTGATCTATAAATTATATTTGTTGGGTTGCCACGATACTTAGTAGGATTTTTAGGCTTGTAAAATCCAGAGTACGCCATAAATATAGAAGGACCAACATAGGTATTTAGTGTGTCAATTAATCGCCTGTTATCAACCATGGCAGCGAATGGCGGAATGTCGTTCAGTAATAACTTTATCGTAAAGTTTCTTAATCCACCAGCAGGATTAACTCCCATTCCTGGTGGATCCTATGGGGTTAGTGGCACTAGTGATTACTTTGAGATGTTCTGCAACGAAGCACAGTTGCCTAACACTAATACCGCACAAGGTCAGACAACTGGCATCTATGTTGGCAGTGGTTCTGTAAGTTATCCACATACTAGAGTATTCACGGAGTTTCAGTTAGGTTTTATGTGTGATGCCAACATGACTTCGTTGAAATATTTGCAAGATTGGATGGATTTGATTTTCTCAGGTGATGTAAATTATGGTGAGATGGGAGAAAATAAGACAGGACAGTCATCCACTGCAATGCAATCTGATGCATTTGGACAAGATACAAAGTTTCCAGAGAATAGAAATATTCGTTTAAACTATAGAGATGACTATGTTTGTGATATTGCCATATCAAAGACAGAACAAGGTCCATCATCTAGCACACAAAGATCACCTATTACATACATCTTAGAGAAAGCATATCCATATGCTATTGATGCTGTACCTCTACAGTTTGGATCTAGTCAGATCACTCAGGTAACAGCACAGTTCTCCTACATGAGACATCATGTGATTAAAAATGATATTAAAAATTCAGAATTATGGATACCAAAAACGGAAGACTGATTTCATGAAAGTGGGCAAATTTTTTCCGTTAATTTTCGGGTCTAGAAGTCGCGCTAAATATACATATGATCTGGTCTAAACATAATGGCATTACCACAAATTGTCCTTCCAACCTATGAGTTGGAAATTCCTTCATCTGGCAAAACTATCAAATATCGTCCATTTGTTGTAAAAGAAGAAAAAGTGCTTTTGATGGCACTTGAGACAAATGATGAAAATGCAATTGAAGATGCTGTCAGAACACTCTTGAAAGGTTGTATTCAATCAAGAGTAAAACTTGAAGATTTAGCAATTTTTGATTTGGAGTATATTTTTCTCAACATTCGTGCTGTGTCAGTTGGCGAAGTTGTTGAAATGATGCTAACTTGCGAAGATGATGGCGAAACTCAAATTAAGTACAATCTTAATTTGACAGAGGTCCAAGTTATTAAATCAGAAGATTATTCTAATAAAATCATGCTGTCAGACGATGTTGGACTCATTATGAAGTATCCTTCATTTGAAGAATTTGTCAAAGTGTCTATTGCTGGTGTGCAATCAAGTGCTGATAACGTCTTGGAGATTATGGCAAAATGTGTTGATCAAATTTTTGATGGGGAAGATGTATATGACAGTTCTACCACATCAAAGAAAGAATTTGTAGAATTTGTTGAAGGATTGACAAATAAGCAATTTGAAAAAGTTCAGGAATTTTTCTCTGAGATGCCAGTCCTTAAACATGAGATTAAGTTAAAAAACCCAAATACTGGTGTTGAAAATAGTTTTGTAATTCAAGGATTATCCAATTTTTTCGGATAAGCCTCTTTCATAACACGTTAGAGGGGTATTACAAGACTAATTTTGCTTTGATGCAACATCATAAATATAGTTTGAGTGAAATTGAAAATATGATGCCTTGGGAGAGGCAAGTTTATACTAGTCTCCTCATGCAATACCTAGAACAGGTCAAACAAGAACAAGAAAAAGCAGCAAGGCAGTAATGGCACACGGTTTTCTAACACCAGCACCAGTTTCAGGCGAAAGTCCCATCTCAAAGTATTTTGAGAGAAAGATTGATGAGCTTATTGGGAAGGGTATAAAAAAGTTAGAAAAAGGTGTTTCGGATAAATTTAACGATCTTTTTAAGAAAAAGAAAGATACTACTTATAGATCTGGCAGAGGTGGAGTAGAAGTTGCTGGTGGATATGGTATTGGTGAAAATACTGCTGTTGGCGGTGGTATGTTCTCGGGCAGAGAAGTACCTAAAATGCTGCAGGGTTCTAATAGAGGCATTGAGAAAAACCCCACAAACGTTGATATAAAAACAGGAGCAAAAGTTGATACTGTTGGTGGTCCAAAAAGACTTCCTGGTACTGCTGGCAAAGGTAGTACATATACCAATATGCCAGGTGTTGCATCTACACCTACTGGAGGACTAAATGCAGAAAATTTCTTTGCAAAAGCGCAAACTGGTGTTGGTGATAGTGGAGAATATTTAACAAAATCGCAAAGAGTTGCAGATTTTAGAAAATCGCAGGAAATGCGAACTGCCTCGGCAAATACTCCTGCAATTTCACCTGATAGTGGTGCTGATATTGTCGCTGCTATTAATAAGAATACTGAAGTAATTGTTCGTCTGTCAGATTTAACAAACGAGCAGACAAAAACTCAACAATCCATGCATAATGAGCAACAAGCTCATGCAGATAAATTATCAAATAGAGCACTTGCTAGAGGTGAAGAAAACGCATTAGAAAAAGGTTCTGACTTTTCTTCATTCTTAAAAGCAGAGAGATTTGCACGACTTCCTGGTGTTGGCGGTGGATCTGGTGGTGGACGTGGTGGCGGTCCTGGCATGGGTATTGGTGGCAAAGCTGCCACTGGAGCATTAGTACAAGCAGTTGGTAAGCGTGGTGTAGAACGAGTAGGAACACGATTAGCAGCAAAATATGGTGGTAAAGCAGCAGCAAAAGCAGCAGGTAAATTTGGTGCAAAACAAGCGGCAAAACTTGGTGGTTCTGCTATTGGAAAATCTTTAGGTAAAAAGATACCTTTAGTTGGTTTGGGTCTTGGTGCTGTCTTTGCAGCACAGAGAGCATTGCAGGGCGATTTTGTGGGTGCTGGTCTTGAGTTAGCATCTGGTGCAGCATCAACAGTTCCTGGTGTTGGCACAGTTGGATCAATTGGTATTGATGCTGCTCTTGCTGCCAGAGATATGGGAATGACGCCATTCGCTAAGGGTGGTATCATTACACAACCGACTAATGCCCTTATGGGTGAATCTGGAGCAGAAGGTGTTTTCCCACTAGAAGGTAGAAGGGGCAAAAATACTTTCGAAGCAATGGGTGAAGGTATTCTTGAGGCACAGAAAAAAGGTAAAGCAGAATTTGCTGATCTACAGTCAGCAGGTCTTAAATTATATTTTGAAAATAGGGGTGGATTTAAAGCATTTGGTGATCTTTTTGGAAATGTTATGTCTGGAATATTTGGTCCAATTATAGGGAGATTATCTAAAGGTTTAGGTAATTTCCTAGGTGGTGCATTAAATAATCTCTTTGGTCTTAATGCGAATAAAAATTTATCCTCAGTCAGTACTGGTGGACTTGCAGACTTTATTGGTGGTCTTGAGTCTGGAAATGATTACACTAAGATGGTTGGTGGAGCACAAGATGCATCGGTTCTCAATAAAAACATTGATCAATTAATGTCAGAGAAAGGTGGTCAGTTTGCTATGGGTCGTTATCAGATCCAGATGAGAACTGCTGCTGAAGTTCTTAAGAATGCTGGTATTGATACATCATCATTTAAGTTTGATAAGGCGGGACAAGATAAGATCTTCCAATTACTTCTTAAGAGGAGAGGAGTTGATGACTTTATGTCTGGCAAGATTAATGAAGATCAATTTGCTAAGAACCTTTCTATGGAGTGGGCAGCACTTCCTGAAAATGCATCTGGTAAGGGATACTATGATGGAGTTGGAACTAACAAGTCTTTGACTAGTTTCTCTTCCGTTAAGGGTCAGTTATCTGCACTTAAGGCATCAGGATCGCCATTCCGAGCAGCTGCTCAAACTGGATCTGGAGGATCTCAGAATCTTGCATCGGCAGCACAGAGTTTGAAAGGAACGAGCACAGCAGACGGTCCTGATGGTGGTAGGAGTGGTTGTGTATATGCTGTGAATAAAGTATTCAATAAAGCAGGTATCACTCCACCATGGGGATCATCACTATATGTTCCTGATGCTGAGAAATCTATGATTGATGCTGGTTGGCAGCAGGTACCATATGGTCAGCAACAACCAGGCGATGTATTTGTTATGAAGGATCAGAAGTCTCCACCACAGGCACATATTGGTGTTGCAACCGATAATAAATTTATTTTATCCAATTCATCTGGTAAAGAAGCGATGAGTTGGTCTTCTACAGCACAAGGATATAATTCATATTATGGCGGACAGGGAGCATTATACAGAATGCCTGGTCAGCAAGCAGTATCCACTGCACAAGCAAAAACTCCTGGTACTGCTCCAGAACCACCAAAAAGAGAGGATTTTGCTTCAGGTAGATCTGGTGCTAAAGCATTTTCAGCAGCTAAAAAGAAATTTAATGCAGCATCTACTCCTAGTCCTATTGCTGCAGCACCAGCATCGCCACAAACTGGAACACCTATCATGGCGACTTCAGCACAAGTTGCGAGAGCAGGTTCTACTGCATCTAGTCCAACTATCATTAATAACTACTATACCACTTCCAATTCATCTGGTGGAGGAGTAAATTCAAATGGTGTTGCTGCTGGAATTGGAATGAATGATACAGGCACTGCTGCATTTACTGAACTGAGACTTAGAACGTTAGCATAATGGAAGAAAAACAAACTACTTCAGATTTTTCTCTAAAAAGTGTTTCCATCGCCAAACTTGGCGAGACAGAGGGATACGACATCAAACAAATGGTCAATACTTTCTCTTATGTTGAAAGTATTACTAGTCCATTCATTGCTGCTACTTTGACAGTTGTCGATAGTGCTGGATTTCTGAATGATCTGCCTATTCAAGGTGGTGAAACTGTTGTAGTTACAGTTCAGACTAGTACTAGTGAAGAACCAACAGAGTATCAGATGGTTGTGTGGAAAGTTGGTAATAGATATGCAAAAAATCAGACTCAATCATATACTTTGGGTCTAATTTCTGTAGAAGCACTTAACAACGAATGTATAAGATTAGTAAAACCACTGACTGGAAAACCAGATGATGTTATCAAGAAAATTCTCAGAGAAGATCTAAAGACACAGAAGAATATCTACCCAGAAAAAGCAACAACACAATTTGCGGTAAAAATGTTGCCAACTAATAGAAGACCATTTGATATCATTTCTTCGCTAGCAGTCAAAAGTGTTGAATTTGGTGGAACTGCATCATCTGGTAGTTCTAGTGGAAGTGCTACTAATAATGAAAAAGAAACTGTGTCTGGTAGTGCTGGATATTTTTTCTGGGAGAACAAAAGAGGTTATAACTTCTTCTCTGTAGATAGTTTGTTAAAGACAGAAGATGAAGATACTTGGGGACCATACATCGAGAAACCAGCAAATAAGAGTGATGGTGCTGATGACAGATTTACAATTTCTCAGGCAACATTTGGTTCTGAAGTTGATGTGATGTCATCAATGAGAAAAGGAAAATACTCTACTTTGATGGTTTTCTTTAATCACTCAACTGGACAGTATAACGAGTATCATTATAGCGTTGAGGATGCATATAAAGAAATGAAGCATCTAGGAGTACAGAATACTCCGTCATTGATATCATTTGGGGATAAGAATGTCTCGGATTACCCAACTAGGATTGTTTCTGCATTACTAGATCATGAATCATGGTATAATGAACCAGGGATTGCATCTTATGAAGAAGAAGATGGAGCAGATACTCCTAGTGAGTTTTGCGACTTTCATAAACATTTTTCAGCGCAGTCGCTTATGCGTTATGAACTATTGAAGCATCAACTCGCCACAGTTGTAGTTCCAGGTAATTCTGAAATTTGTGCTGGAGATACTATTGACATTAAATTGGTCAATAAAGCTCCAGCTGCAAGAGTTGATGATGAACCATATGACCAAGAGAGTAGCGGTGTTTATTTGATACAAGAAGTTACTCACACTTATGATTCTACATCGGGACTAAACGGAAGGTTTATAACAACCTTAAGATTAATGCGAGATTCTTATGGTGATGTAGAATCTAATCATGGCAACTAAATAATCAAAGGAGATACTAACACATGGAAAATATCGAAACCCATATCGCCAAGGACAAAGAAATTCTTGACAACCCTATGATTTCTCCCAATCAGCGTCGTCACATTGAAGGCGAACTGCACGATCTGGAAGAATATGTTGAGAATCACAAAGAAGAGATTGAAGCAGGAGATCATCATGATCCCACTGCACTTGAACTTTATTGTGATCAAAACCCATCAGAATTAGAATGTTTAATTTACGATGATTAATTAATATGGATAATATCATATCCAGCATTATTCCTACCCAACGAATTGGTAATGATGGTTTTAATTGGTGGGTAGGACAAGTTGAGGGAACCGCTTCTGATGAAGTAAATAACAAGGGCGGTTATAGATGTAAAGTGCGAATTGTTGGAGATCATCCTGGTGATCCTGAACTAGTCAGCACTGCGGATCTGCCATGGGCAACAATGATGATGCCAGTGAATATACCATATATTCCTGGTAATAGCGGTGGTGGTCATCATCAACTTGAGATTGGATGCTGGGTTATTGGATTTTACTTAGATACAGAAAAACAAAAACCAATTATTATGGGGTCTATTGGTATGACCCCAGGTGCAACAAAAGTATTTGTAGAAAGAACACCTGAAACAGCGCCATTTACTACTGCAATTCCTCAAATTAATGAGGCATCTGCTGGTTCTCCCATTCAGAAAGAATCTGGAACAGGAAGTACTCAAAACTATGGACAGACAGCAGGAGAATCTCAAACAGGAAAGAATACTGGAACTGGTGGATTACCAGACGGAACATGTGACGGAGATGGAAACCCTAGAGTAAATGTTCCTGCTAGAAAAGTTATTGGAGAGCAAGATGAAGACTGGTGTCAGTCTGTAGCAGAAAAATGCTCCAATCAAGATATTAGCGCAAAAATGACCACCATTCTTGGTGAGTTCTTGTATGAGATTCAAAGAAATAATGGAAATATTGGAACTTATTTGGTAAGTCCTGCAACTGGTGCTATTAACGATGGAATAGACATTGCTAGAAAATATGTTGGAAAGTCTAGTCTAGTCATATCCAGTTTTGTTGCTAGAGTAAAAGGTTTTATCATTGAGAAACTACAGAACGCAGTTAAAGATCTTATTCAAGCAACATTATTCCCATCTGAAACTGGAAACATCCTGACACCTGTTACTGAGTTTTTTAACAATATGTTGAAAGACCTTGGTTGTAAGATGGCAGATCTTGGTGAAAGATTAGAGGCATGGTTAACTGATGTTCTAATGGGATTAGTGAATCAAATTTACAGAGCAGTTGCTTGTCAGATTGATGCTCTTGTTAATGGTATCATGTCTCAGATGAATGCATTGATGGAAGAAGTTCTTTCATCTGTTTTGGGACCCCTTCAAGCTATTCTTGGTGCTATTGCAGCACCACTAAACATTCTTGGTGGAGCAATTAATTTTGTTTTGGATTTGCTTGGTATTTCCTGCTCTGGTCCAGATCAAACTTGTGCAAAGTATAAGACAGTATGCACAGATGGACAGAAGAAAGAACCTGAGGATGAGGAAGGAGAAGATTTCTTAGATAAGTTACTAGGTGATATTGATAACCTATTCCCAGCAACAGGTGCAGACTATACACAGTATGTTTGCGATGAGGCATATACAGGAAATACTTTAGAAGTTACAACTGTAGGATTTACTGGAGGAGTTCCTCTACCAGCAGTAACTAATGGCACAACAGTATCAGGCGGACCTGCAATCACTTATGATATTCAAGATATTGAAGTAAAAGAAGCACAGCAAGGTAACTTTATCGTCACTAGAAGTGGAATTACTGATATCGCATCTTCTGTAAAATATAAAACTCTTGTTTCCAAAGGAACTGCAACAGCAGGAGTTGATTATTTTGAATTGTCTGGCATTCTTGGATTTGCTCCAGGAGAGACATCTAAAAAAATTCCTGTTACTACCTTATTTGACGTTGAAAGTGAGTCTGATGAATACTTCTATATCAAATTGACACGCAATTCTCCAGAATTAAACTATAAGACATCTTTTATCAGAAACATCGCTAAATGTACGATTACTGAAAAAGATAAAAAGAAACCATACAACCCATATGATCCACAACCTTTCAATCCTGAAACAGGGTTACAAGAAATATTTACGGATGAAGCGAAAACAGTAACTCCTACTGAAGGAGTTTCTGCTCCAGATTCAGATGTTGTAAGTAACACTGAGACTTATAGCGTTATTGCAGATAAATCTGTTGTCAGAGAGGGAGAATTTGTTGTATATACAATTACTACCGAGAATGTACTCAACGGCACGATTTTGTACTATAATTTGACTGGTGATGGTATAACAGGAGAAGATATTATTGGAGGAGATCTATCAGGATCTTTTGTAATCAATAACAACCAAGGTAAAGTCACTGTTGGACTAGAAGAAGATGGTGTAGTTGAAGAGGAAGAGACTCTTAGGTTTGTTCTAACGGGTATTGGAAACTTTGTTGATGTTCTAGTTACTCCAGCGGAAGACAATGGTGATGGTCCAGATGATTTTGGTGACCTAGACGAAGGCGAAGGAGAGACTCCAGAAAATGCTCCTATTCAATTTAGATTGCCTTCTGTAGATCCAGGAAGAATTATCACAAACCCAGGCGGCGGAATTATTGATATTCCTATTGATAATCCAGGATCTCCTTGGGCAGAACCTCCTTACATTTTCATTGGTGGTGAAGGCAGAGGAGCATCTGCTACTCCATTACTCGATGAGAATGGATTTATTACAGAGATTCGAGTCAAGACAAATGGATTTGGTTACAAATTAAATACTGCAGAATCTGCAAATGTTCGCTGTATCATCGATACATTTACCCTGATCAGACCAGGAAATGGATACACAAATGTGCCAACAATTTATGTTGATGGCAGAGATGATGTTGCCGAAGCAGTTATTAATGATGATGGACTTGTCATTGGTGGAAGAGTTATTGATAGGACAAAAACCTATGATACATTTCCCGAGATTATCATTGTTGGTGGCGGAGGATTTGGTGCTAAATTGATACCTTCTATGAGATGTCTAGATACTATTGCACTCACTACAATTGGTTCCACTAAGATTGGAACTGGTAGATACGTTGATTGTCCATAATGTCTTATCAAACACCAGCATCAGCATACCCAAAAAATGTCTTTAAGCAGACTACTCCTGACGAGTCTCAAGATCTTGGTTGTGGACCAAGATATAGAACATGGCAGAAGAGCACATTAACTGGTGCTGAGATTTATGAAAGACAACTGCCAGACAAAAGTTCTGGAGCACTTAGAATTGATGGTCCATCAGACAATGGTGGATTCATTTCTCTAAAATCTGATGGTAAAATTGTCCTTAGATGTGGAGAGAGGAACGTTGAAAAGGGTGCTGGCAGTGGAAAACTGTGTATTTTTAGCAATGGTCAGCAGCAAAAGCACACTGCAAAATCTTATATTGAGTATAATAAAGGAACAGGCGAAGAAGATGCAGAAGCACTTAATATTATTGCATTTGGTGATGTTGTAGAAGATGCCATTGGATCAGAAAGGCACATTAAAGCGAAAAAGATTATAATTACAGCAGAAGAAGAACTAATGCTGATTGGTGGGTCTCAAGTTCTTATCCAAGCAGGAACAGCAGGTGGTGGTGCCATCTCTATGGTTGCTGGTAACGTTGAGAAAATAACAAATAATGATAAAGAGATTATCATTGGACAGAGAATGACATTTGGTGTCGGTGAAGATAGCACTCTATCTTTTGATCCTCGTGCTAGTGTTAATATCGTATCTCCTGGTCATATTGGTCATAATATCCTAGGAGATTATCAAGTCTTGGTTGGTGGTTGTGAGCAACATATTGTGGCAGGCAACGCTTTCAAAGTTCCTTTGATTAAAGCAAGAGATTCATCATATTCTGTCAAGACTCTTATTGGTGGTCAGACATATGATGCTGCTGACTTTATTAGTAATAAAGCAGCTGGTGCTATCAGCACGGTTGCTGGTGGAGCAATTGACAATACAGCAGGTGGATCGAACACGGTAACAGGTGGTGGTGCCACTACAATCACCGCAGGATCTGAATTGACAATGGCAGCAGGAGGGGTACTCACGCAGACAGCAACGGGTGCTATAACACAAATTGCTGGTGCAGCATTCTCAATCACAGCAGTTGGAGACGTTACTGTCAAAGGTGCATTAATTAAACTTAACTAAGTAATTAAGGATACTGATCTCAAACTGGCACAAGGGGTGTTGTTTCAATTCTTTTTTGGTGCTAAATTACTCATGTAGCAAATCAGGAAAGTGCCTCAACTAATCGCACCAACCACTTGACGCGCTCTGCTTCATGTGCTACAATTCATTC